ATGCTTCCTGATGACAACCCGAAGACCGCGTTTGGCGTGACGAAGCCTTCGTTCACGTGCGTCCCGCCTGTCGCCCTCATGCACCTGTCGCACGCGATGATGAACGGCGCGAACAAATACGGTCGTATGAACTGGCGGGAGCACACCGTCACGTCGTCGATTTATTACGACGCAATGATGCGGCATCTCCTGTCATGGGCTGACGGTGAGACGTACGACAGGGAGAGCGGAGCGCATCATCTCGCGCATGTCATGGCGTGCTGCTCGATCTTGCTAGACGCGGAGTCCCTGTCACAGATCAACGACGACAGGCCGGGATCTTCAGGCATCACCGCCGAACTCTGTCGGCAGATGAGCGAGGTCACGCAAACATGATGCGATTTATCAAGGGTTTCTGGTGCTACTTCGCGCACCAGAGAAGGGGTCACGCAATCGTCTTCAACGTCAACGAATGGACTTGGAGGTGTACGACTTGCGGACATTTGATCGACTCTAAACAGGAGAAAGAAAATGAACCATAGAGATATTCTGTCACAGTCTGCCACGCTTCTTCGTTCACGCGCCGACCTGCATGGTCAGGAGGAAGACGTAATGGATCGGGCGTGCAAAATCTTTGAGAATATCACGGGCGTTGAGATGTCCTTGTACGAAGGCGCGATGTTCATGCACTGCTACGAGATGGCGCGCATGAAGAAGAACCGCCGCAATCTTCAGGGTCTGATGAGCAGCATCGACTATCTCGCGCTGTCGGGGCAGTTCGCCTCTGGCGAGATGGACACTGCGATGGAAGACACCGAGGAGGGCATCCGTCAGATGGCCGCGAAGCTCGCGCCCATCCCTCGCCTGCCTATTACTGACCCGCCGCGTGTGGATGACGAAGGTTAAAGGAGCGTGGACCATGGATGAAGAAGCAACACCGAAGCCGAAGATCCTGCGGGGCTTTGCCGTCATCAGCCCAGAGCGCCGCAAGGAGATTGCGAGCATGGGCGGTAAGGCGGTGCCAGCTGAGAAGCGCACGTTCTCCCGTGATCGAGAGAAGGCGCGTCAGGCTGGCACGAATGGCGGGAGCAATGTTCCCGCTGAGAAGCGTGCGTTCTCGACAAACAAGGAACTTGCGATGGAGGCGGGGCGCAAAGGCGGCTCGTCCCGAAACACGATGAAATAAAAAAATAAAGAAGGGGGGTTGACTAGCTTTAACAGGTCAGTTAATCTCCCTTCCATCGCAACAACGTAGAAAGGTTTGCGACGATGAAAGCTCTTCTTATCAACGCCACCGACAAGACCGTTACCCCTGTCGAGTACAGCGGCGACTACAAAACCATTTACGACCTGATCGGCTGCGAGCTGTTCGACGTTGTGTATGCCGAGGTTGGTGGGCACAAGGTCAGCATCTTCGTTGACGATGAGGGTCTGCTGAACGCGCCGGAGCATTTCTTCCTGCTCCCCGGCTGGCCGCAGCCGCTGGCTGGCAACGGGCTTGTTCTGGGCGACGTTGACGACGAGGGCCACACGCTTGGTCTTCCGGACGAGGTGACGGACATTCCCGGCATCAAGTTCTTGAACATCGCGCAGGCCATCGCGTTCTCTCACGGCCTCCCTTACGGGGAGGCGTAAGGATGGACGCTCTCCCGAAAGACATCGCTGATATGTGCGGGGTCGTGATGACAGCGCCAGAAAAGAAGGAGGCCCCGGCCAGAGTGCCGGGGAGCAACCCGATCCAGCTGACGCAGGAAGGGGACGGGACGTTCACGCTCACCTACTTCGAGAAGGTCGTGGGCTGGATAAACGTCACTGAGTTGGATAAGCGCGAGGGCAAGGCCTATCGCGCTGTCACGGTGCACGGCGACGTGCGCCTGTGCTTCTCAAAAAAGGAAGCGCGGGACTGGCTTCTGTCGCTGTATCATTAACGAGCCATGATCTTCTTGATCGTGGCTTTATCCTGTGCGTTAAAATAGAAGCCGACTCCGCGAAGGTTCCTGACACGCAAGCCGTGTTCCTTGAGCCTCTTGTTGAGTCGGCATATTGCTACGTCCACCACCCGCGAGGATTGGATCTCCGCGCTACGCCCTGTCATCGTGATAATGGACAGGATCTCATCCCGGTTGACAGCATCCGCCTCAAGGTGAAGAGCCCGCAGAATGTGGGCAAGCTGACGCGGCAGGAGAAACGCCATCGAATACGGGAGACTCTCGATGTCCCGCTTCTGCGTTATCCCCTCAAGCTTTTGCTTGAGCTTGTCTCTTTCCTGACGGACTTCAACCAAGATCGACATGAGAACTTTATATCAGATTAACCTTCTGTTGACAAACGACATGACGAGGGCGAGGACCCTACCTGCCAGCTGTTCAGCTTCTGACAGACCAAGCCCGCTCTCGCGCAGCAGGTTAACGAGTCGGCGGTGGAGCAGCGAATCAGGACCAAGCATCGTCAATCTTCTTTGTAGCGTAACCCCATGATTTTCCAAACTCTGCGTCAACCACTGACGGGACTTGCAGTCCGACGCAGGTTTCCATGATCTCCGCGATGCGCTCGGCGGTCTTCCTGTCGGGGACCGTCATCGCCAGTTCGTCGTGGATCTGGACAAGCGGCAGCATCCCTTCGTCATCGAGCGTCACCATCGCCATTTTGGTTTGGTCGGCGGCTGATCCTTGGATCAGGCCGTTCAGGGCCTTGTAGGTGAAGGCGCGGCGGATGCCCTTGCCGTAGGTCGCGAAGGCTTCGTCGTAGGGCATTGGTTTGTGGACCCCGAACAGAGAGGGCTCCCACTTATCGTAGCGGCACTTACGCCCCAGCAGCGTGCGGACGAAGCCCTTGGTCCCTGCTCGGTTGGAGACGTACTCGCTGATGTCCTTCACGAACGGGACCTGCTGGTGATACTTGGCGAACAAGTCCTTCGCATCTGCCATGTCCAAGCCCAGCTGCGCGGCGAGTTTGGTCACGCCCATCCCGTAGAAGAGTCCAAGGTTGATGGTCTTTGCTTGCTTGCGCGGGACGCCCACGATGTCGGCGGCGATCTGGTGGAAGTCGGAGTACTTGTCAGCCTGATACTTCTCCACGAAGTCGTCGGCCCCGAGCAATCCCAAGAGCGATGCGTAGTGGACCACGATCCGGGGTTCTTGGGAGGAGTAGTCGAAGCTCCCCCACTGCTGTCCTTCTTCTGGCAGGAACAGCCCCCGGATCATCGGCCCGATCTCCTCGTTCCGGGCGGGCAGCTGCTGGAGGTTGGGGTTCGAGTAGCTGAAGCGGCCCGTGATTGTGCCGCCGCTGTCAGACCGCAGCTGGTGGATGTCGGCGTGGATGCGACCGTTGTGTTCGTACTTCGTGATCGCGTCGATGAACGTGGTGCGGGCTTTGTTGTACTCGCGCGCCAGTACGATCTGCTTCGGGAGCGGATGCTTGTTCGAGGACAGGAACTCCTTCGTGAAGCTCGGCGCGTTGGTCGCCTCCGTTCTCGGGTATGTCAGGCCCGCGCTGTCGAAGACCTTCGCCACGCTCACCGCCGCCCAGATGTCAACGTCGAGCCCATGCTCCTTCTTGATCGCGTGAAGGATCGCCTTCTCGCGCCCTTCAAGATCCCGGCGCACAGCCTCCGCGCCTTCCACGTCCACGCGCACGCCACGCTGGCGCATCTTCACGGTGGTCCGCAGGACACGCAGTTCAAGGTCGAAGATGCTTGAGACATCCTCCTTGATGATGAGCCCTTGGAAGTGGCGCCACAGGCGCAGGGTCAGGGCAGCATCCTGCTCTGCATACGGACCGACGTATTGGGGCGGGAGCTTGTACATCTCCGCTTTCGCATCGACGCTCCACTCGGCGGCGGCTTCGCGCAGCAGGCGCTCGTCCTTCTTCTCGTAAAGGTAATCGCGTCCGAGGTTTGTCAGCGCATAGCTGAAGCGGTTCTCGTCAATCAGCGGAGCGGCGACCATCGTGTCAACGACGCGGCCCTTGATCTCGACGCCTTCTGTCAGCAGCCAGCCCACGTCGTAGCTTGCGTTATGGAAGATGTAGTCCTTTGACGGGTCGGAGCAGATGCGCTTCAACCAGCGGATCACCACGTCGGGGTCCATGTTCCCGCCGCTTTGGTGACGGATCGGGAAGTACCAAGCTCCGAAGTCCGTGGCGACAGCGATGCCGATGATGTGCCCGTTCTTGGTGGGCCACCCACTCCCACGCTCTTTCAGTTGCGGGTCGTAGGTTTCAAGGTCAATCGCTATCTCCCGTGCTTCTGACAGGTTCGGGAAGCCGTCCGGCATCACCCACTCGGAGACTGTTTGGAAGAGCGGTATCTGTGACATTTTCTATCCTCATGGGCTTGCCGCAGTAGCACATAGGCCACTTCTTTTTCAGTCCTCGACGTGTGAGGAGGTGGGATTCCAAGGCGCAGTGGCAGACTGCGCGGAGGATCGCGGGGCTAGTGTGGGATGTCATAGCCCCTCGACACCATTGGATGAATGAGATGCAGGCTCTTCTTCGCCCGCGTCAGACCCACGTAGAAGACTCTGGCCTCGTCGTCTTCGTCGTAGGCATTGCGTTTCCATAGGCTGTTGTTTCGGCGGACGCCATCTGTCAGCAACAGGACGCTGGTCGCCTCTCCTCCTTTCGCCCCGTGTATTGTGGAGATCGTGATGCGGGGCTTGTCCTTGAAGGACTCGTTGTTGCGGATGCAGATTTGAAGGTAGCGGCGATCCACCTCGGGGATCTTCGCCATGCTTTCTTCCCACGGGCGCGTATGCAAAAGGCCGTGGTCCGAGATCAGATCGTCGATACCCAAGAACAGCGTATCGTCCACCCCCGGCATCGTCTTATGGCCGTAGGCGACCTCTGTCCCCAGCGCCATGTACTTGTAAATCTTCTTGATGTCAGACGCGCGTAGGCGCTTGCCTTCGCGCAGGTCGGTCCAGTTCCTCACCGCGTCAACGATCTCGGACTCGATGCTGGTGCTGGCGTTGTACGAGTAAAGGAACCCGCGCTGCCGAACCTCCTGCTCCAGATTGTTAGCGCCTTTTCTTGTGCGCGACAGCAGCAGCCAGTCACCGGCTGACAGGTCCACTTCTTCGCTGTGCCTGTACCACTGCACCTCGCCTTTGTCTTCCCGTGGCAGGAAGTCCTTTTGGCGGCGGTTGTAGATCCGGTTGATGACCTTCTGGCTGATGTCGTGATGTGCGGCAGGGATGCGGTAGCTCTGGCCCAGCACCTCCACCTTACCCTCAAGCCGGACGAAGTAATCCACGTCAGCGCCCGCCCAGCGATAGATCGCTTGGTCGTCATCACCTGCGATGTAGACTTCTTTAGCTTTGGCGATGATGGCGTGAACCATCTGCCACTGGAGCGGTGACAGGTCCTGCACCTCGTCGATCAGCACGACCTCAAGGCTGGGGGCGACCTCGCGCTCGATGAACATTTCGAGCATGTCGGTGTAGTCGTAGACGTGATTGTCTTTCTTGTAGACGCGCAGCCCCCGATCCACGTAGTCCACGCGGCTCCAGTCCGTCCGCAGCGGGACAGACGATCCGTTGTAGACCTCGCGCAGCGGCGTCTTGCAGATGCGGGCGATGTTGATGATCTCCAGGAACTTGTCGCCAAAGCCGAAGTCCGCGAACGGCCCTTCGGGAAGCGTGGTCCCATCGGAGAAGCCGCCGATCTTCAGCCAGTCACCAACTTCCCGGTAGTGCTTGCCGGTCATGATGCTGTTCTTGCCAATACCAAGCTGGTGGTAGGCCAGACTGTGCAGCGTCCGGAAGTACGGGAAGTCCTTCTCTGTCATCTTGAAGCGGGCGCAGGCGCGGGAGATCGCCTCGTGCGCGGCACGTCTTGTGAACGACAGGTATCCGATCCGGTCGGGCGGGACACCCGCTTCCATGTAGCTCTCGACGAGCGTCAGAAGACGGGTCGTCTTCCCTGTTCCGGGAGGTCCAAGGATGATGTTCATAGGATGTCGTCCCGGCGCTTGCGTTCGGGCAGGTCGAGGTTGACAGAACTCGCGCTGCCGAAGAACTCCTCTGGAAAGCCCCAGACGTGGACACCCTTCCCCTTGACCTGCCAGAACATCTTCTCCGCACCCAACTCCTTCACACGCAGCGCGATCCGGTTCGACGTGTAGGTCTTGAAGTCGTTCACCAGCAGATGCTTCATCACGTCCTTGATCTGGAAGTAGACGCGACCTTTCATCCAGACGGCGATGCCTTGCAGAATGTCCTCGCGTTCGGTGCCCTTGGCTCGGTCGCAGCAGAACGAGAACAGCAGGTCTTCGAAGGCTCCCTTGAGGGTCGCGTCCGGCGGGACCTCGATGATGGTGAGATTGTTGAGAAGCACCTGCATCCGAGCCTGCCACGCTTTTGCGCTCATGCCGACAGGATACTTGTTCACCTGCGCCACGCACTCGCGTTGAAAAACTAGCTGGGAGACAAGGGCTTCTGTGCTTAGTTCGACGCGACTGCCATCGACGTTGAGCAACCATATCGGCGGATCGCCGTCGATCTTTGTCAGGCTCGATAGCTCGTTGTTCAACTCGCCGGGGCCGACGCCGTACTTGCGCGTCATGCACAGGCTTTTGTTGCAGAAGTTGACGAGGGGTTGGTCCTCGCACTTGTAGTAGTACTCTTTCTTTTGAAGCTGCTTGATGATCGTCGCCACCTCATTCGCTGGCAGCGGCGGCTTCATGTAGTCCATGTTATATTTCTGTATCAGGTTTTCCCAGTTCTGCTTGTCTGACAGACGCGCATAGACGCCGAGGCTGAACAGGGCGTTGTTCCTGCTCCCCTCTCCGAACCCTTCTGAGCAAAGATGCTGGAGACATGGGGGTCCGTTGGGAAGGACTGTCTCGTCCTTGACGGTGTTCGTCTGGACATCGAGGAAAGGATCAAGGTCGAGGAGCATACTCTCCGCGTAGTCGAGGAACTCTGACATTCCAAGCGACACGCCATCACGATTGAACCCGTACCGCGTCGTGTCCTCGCCCATGAAGTAGGGCATGTTCAGGAAGTTGCCGGTGTCCCCGCGCTCGACAAGAATCTCCGTCTGCTTTGGGAATATCTCCGACCCCGCATAGCCGAGGACTGACGCGATGTCGCGCAGCTTTGGTTGGAGGACCGAGGCCGGAAGCTCCTCCTTGAAAAAGAAAAACAGGTGCGCGCCGCCAGACTTGCTGCGGCAGACGATGCCGGGGATGTTCAGCGTCTTGATCTTCGAGATCAGGACCTTGTGATCGAGGTTGTAAACGTCGATGTCGATAGCGCCCCAGTGACAGCTGTTGTTGTCCTTGATGGGGATGATGCCAAGACCCTGCGTGCCGGATATGTGCGCGGCCCAATGGTCAGTGGTCGTTGTTTCTTTGAGAACGCGCGCTACACCTTGTTTCTTCCCATCCCGCTCTCTGTCGGTTTGAACGCTGAAAGTTCCATGCGCTCGGTCGTTACCTCTGAAGAGGTCAAAAAACCGCCGTGCCAAGTCCATTTCTAAGACTCCGAAGTGACAGGGAATGGGGCGCTCGACCCGTTAGATCAAGCGCCCCGAGGATAGACCTTACGCCCTATCAGAAAGGCACGTTGTCGTCGTCCACAGGACGAGCATTGGAACTCTTACCAAAGCTCTCCTCGCCCATCTCTTCCTTCACCTTCACTTCGCCAGCCTTGATGGACTTGGCGAAGTTCAGCGCCATCTCGAACAGGTCTGCTTCGTCAGCCATGTCGAGCGGACCTTCGCGCGTGATGTCCCAACCGAACCACGAGCCCTTGTCGTTACGCTCCTCGACAGTGCGAAGACGATACTTGTGGCTCATCATGGGCAGCGTGAACATTCCGTTCTTGCCCTTGGCCTGCAAGGACTGCATCTGCGTCAGCCACTTGCGGGCCTTCTTCAGCTGCGTGCTGCTCATGGTGATGAGGCACCGCTGCGGGCCGAGGTCGGGGTGCATCATAAGAACGAAGAACTGCGCCGTGTTGGTCAACAGGTTTCCGTTCGGCAGGATGTCGTTGCCCTTGTCGTCACGATAGGACTTCGAGACGATAGGATCATCGGCGTTGTAGCTGGCGACGTAGCCGCCACCTTTTTCGCGCGGCTTCCACTCAACGTAGCGACGGCTGTAGTAGCAGGGGATGACGGTCACGCCATCTTCTCCGCTGTACACTTCGTTCGCCACGGTGTTGTAGATCATGCCCGCTTCTGCGCCGTTGACGTACGCACCATCACGCTTGTTCACCTGCGGTGACAGCTGCGCGAGGATACGCAGGAATGGTACGGACATATCCTCTGAGCGGACATCCTCCATGCCTGCGTTGGCGAACTGCTCGAACACGCTGGTGTCGTACACCGCCACTTCCTTTGAAGCTGCTTCTTTCTTTGCAACTGCGTTAGCCATTTACTTTCTCCGGATTTTCGCTTTTTCACCAATGAAGATGCCGAACAGGTCTGACGGTATTTCTCTTCCCGCTTCCACCTGCTCTTTGACAAAAGCCTTGAGCGTCATTGGCTCCACCCACTGCTTTTGGGAGGGGGCATACCCCTCTTGTTCCAACTTATGAAACAGATCATTGGCGCGGTTGGACTCGTTTCTACCGAACGACGTGCTGATCTGGTTCTTCACGATGTCTGCAAAGTCGTTCTCTTGCAACCACGCAAACGCTTCTTCTGCCCTGTCTTTGGGGATAGAGGCAGCGTAGTAACGAGACACGCTTACCTCGCTCCCGTCCGCCATCTTCAGCTGTGACAGCCCATGTTCTGATAGAGCCGCAGGAAGCAAGTCCCCCGATATTGAGTCCAGCTGCGCTTTGGCAGCTTTGAGTTCTGCTTCAAGGTCCGTGATTCGTGCTTCGAGTGCAAGCTGTTTCCGCACGAGGGACGCAACTTTCGACAGACCGCTCTCGTCTATCTGCTGTAGGTCGGAAGCTACGCCTTCTAGATCTTCAAAGTTAAACGCCATCTTGTAGTCCTTTCTTACAAGTTCAGGTCGAATTGAATGTACTTTTCGTCAAGCCTGTCCCAGCGCAGAACCCGTAGGTGTTGGTTAAATGAGATCGCTTCTGCCGCTATGGCGCACACCGTCGCAATAATCACCGGATCGCCAGAGAGAAGGACGTAATCTTTCTCGCAGTCGAACTCGTCCAATACCGTCCAAGCAAGGTCGATAATGGCGTTCATATTACTATTAGTGACATCCATGGATGCAGGAACTACAACCTGTAGTTCCCCAAAGCTGAGTGCGCTGGATAAGTCTCGACCTTTCAGTTCTTGGGTTACGTAGACTGTCATTCGGAGTTCTCCCGTTAACGAATCACCCTATCACTTATGAACGCCCACGTCAATGGTGTTGATATTTAGTTTGTGGGATGTTAGTATTGCTCAACGAGGAGGTCATCATGGTTATGAACTATCAGTCAAGAATGGAACCGTTCGCTCATCAGCAAGAGGCTTTAGATCGTTCATGGGATCGCGGTGAGTACGCTCTGTTCTGTGAAATGGGGACAGGCAAGTCGAAGATCCTGATCGACACGATTGGCGCGCTGTTTCTTGAGGGCAAGATCACGGCTGCGATGATCGTTGCGCCCAAGGGCGTCTACAAGAACTGGGAGAAGACGGAGCTTCTCAAGCACCTTCCGGATAATGTTCTTAAAGAGACTGACATTTTTGCGTGGTCTCCTTCAAACAGTAAAAAAGTTCTCGATCACTTACACAGTGCTTTTAAAGATGACTGGCGGTTAAAAATAATGGTGATGAACATCGAGGCTCTGTCCACGGTGAAAGGAACCAACTACGCTTTGGAGTTTGTCTCAAGCCATCGGGCTCTGGTGGCGGTGGACGAAAGCACCACGATCAAGAACCCGAAAGCGAAGCGAACGAAGAACATCATTAACATTGGATCGAGGGCCGCGTACCGTCGCGTGATGACCGGCTCTCCGATCACCCAGTCTCCTATGGACCTATATAGTCAGTGCGCGTTCCTCGGGCCATTCATGTTGGGGCACGGATCGTTCTACTCTTTTCAGGGCCGGTACGCGAGGATCGTGCGCCGCACCCTTGGATCGCACAGCTTCAATCAGGTCGTCGGATACCAGAACCTCGACGAGCTTTCCTCGAAGCTTGACGCCTTTTCGTACCGCATTCTGAAGAAGGACTGCCTTGATCTTCCCGATAAGCTCTACATCCGTCGTAATGTCGAGCTTACGGACGAGCAGGCTGTCGCGTACAAGCAGATGAAGGATAACGCTGTCACCCTTCTGGAAAAGGATGGGGGTCTCGTGACAGCTCAGAATGTTCTGACACAGATGCTTCGGCTTCAGCAGATTTGCTCCGGGTTTGTCAGATCGGACGACGGACAGATTGAGAGGCTGTCAACGAACAAGCTGTCAGAACTCATGGAAGTCTTGGAGGAGGTGACAGGAAAGGTCATCATCTGGGGCGTCTTCGTCGAAGATTTGAAGGCCATCGAGAAAGCGATAGCTGAACGGTACGGTCAGGAGTCCGTGGCTGTGTATGCGGGCAGCACCCACCCCGACGTTCGACAGACCATCGTCTTGAGCTTCCAAGACCCGGATCATCCGTTGCGGTTCTTTGTCGGACAGTCTCGGACTGGCGGGTACGGCTTGACCCTGACAGAAGCCTCGACGGTCATCTACTACTCGAACAGCTTCGATCTGGAGGTCCGCATCCAGTCCGAGGACCGCGCTCACCGGATCGGGCAGAAGAACAACGTGACCTACATCGACCTCGTTACGGAGAACACGGTCGAGGAGAAGGTTCTGAAGGCGCTGCGCGACAAGATCAACATCGCGAGCGAGGTGCTTTCGGAGGGGTACAAAGAGTGGCTGATCTGATTGTCAGATTTCCAGAAAGCCTTGCTTTTTAGGATGACGACAAACTGCACCCGGATTGTCAGAAACCCAGAAAGCCTTGCTTTCCGAACTTCTGACAACCCTTACTTCTTCAAAGCTGTAGCTCGGCTTGTCTCGGTCGCGTACTCTTGCAGCTTCTTGTAGTCCTCGCGGATTTTCTCGTTCAGGCTTGCGATCTCACGCTGGCGCGCTGCGGGCGTGAGGCTCTGGTCCTTGGCGACCTGCGAGCGGAGGCTCTCGGACGCGCGGATCTTTGCAAGCTGATGGTTGATGTTTAGGGCGCGCGCTGTTGCGGGTTCGAGCGGGCTGATGTTTGCGCCGAACAGGCGAGCCGCGTCAGCAAGAAACTCCGGCTTCGGCTGGCCGCGTTTGTCGAGACCCGTTCCCGAGCCAAACGCGTCGTTATACAGGCGCGGGATAGCGCCCGATGCGTTCTGCGGGTTGACCATATCAATCGCCAGCATCGACGGCATGGCTTGGTTCCAGACGTACGACACGAGAGCGAGCGCCTTGTTCTGGGGCGTCTGCCTCGGATCGACGATCTCCTTGTCAGTGAAAGGATCGCGGCCCGTGGTGATACCCGCGAGCGCCGTAACAACGGGACCAGAGGGCGTGATGAGCTTGGCGGCTTCCTTCAGCCCACCCGCAGGGTCCTGACGATAGATCGCCTGAACAATCGGATCGGTGAACGCGGCCCACGGGAAGAAGTAGCTGGTGTCGATGTACTGCCAGCGACCATTCTCATCCTTGTAGGGAAGGATGAACAGCGAGCCCTTGTTACGGATGTACTCCGGCAGGGACTTGCGAAGCGACTCGTAGTCATCATCGTCAATGTCGAGGGCAAGCATCGTCATCTGCGGGATGGCGTACATCAGGGCGACGTACGGAGCAAATCGCATCGGATGCTTGTACGCCGTCTCGATCAGCTTCGGCAGCGCCTTGTAATAGTAGGTGACAAACGGCAGGCCAATAGGTGAATTACGCAGCCAGCGAATGTTCGGGTTCACAAGCGTGTAGTCAAACAGCGCGTCGTTCGCCGCATCGACGGCCTGCGAGGGGGTCAGGCCCTTCTCACGACCGTGGATAAACATCGCCATCTTGAAGCGGACTTCGACGGCCTGATACGTGTCAGACGCTGCACCGATTGCCTTGCCTGCCGCGATACGCGCAGCAGCGAACGCTCCGAAGATACCGTCCCCACCACCCTTACGGAGATACTGTTCCAGTTCCGTGCGGATCTTAATCATTTCCGCAGCCGACATGGTGCCGCCAGTGATGCCGTACTTCTGCGCCTCCTGCCAGTACTGTCCGTCTTGCGAGACTTCCTTGGACGCGCGGGCGAGAAGGGGGGCGATGCGGTGCAGCGGGATACCGCCAAACACGTTCATGGCGATGGCGTTGGAGATGGCGTTACGGATTTGCGAAGGCACGTTCAACGTGATCTTCGACATCTTCCATATCTGGTTCGCTTTTACGACCAAACTCTGCTCGTCGCCAAGGAGGGCTTGGACGAACGGCTTATCGCTGATCGGAATAGCCACCATTGTCCCAACGATGTCGTCGTAGATGCCTTTCTGAATGATGGCCCCACGAAGCGCGCCATAACGCGGGCTGTCAGGAAGACGCCGGTACGTTTCCGGGATCTGGATGGCCTGCTCGCGGGAGATCGCCGGAGCCGCAACACGACGCATCTCGTCGGCGCGATCACGCATCATCTTCGCGGCTTCCGGGTCAGTCTGCTCTGTCAGCGTGGCGATCTCATCCATGATGTTCGCCTCTGACATAAGCCAGTAAGGCGTCACCATCTCGCCGTTGAACTCGACGAGGGAGTTTGGCGCAATCCAGTTGACGCCCGTTTGATCCCTGACCTGCTGGAAGTACTCCATCATCGCCAAGTCCTTTTGGGGACGAGACAGGGCGACGTAGGACAGGAAGGCAGGGTTTTTGATTTCGCCAAGCAGCTTGCGTTCTTCCTCAGAAAGCTGCTCATCACGAAGCTTCAGATACTCACGCGCGCTGATGCCCATGTTCGGGCTCTTGATGCCGCGACCAGTGGCTTCGTAGTACAGGTACATACGAGGCAGGTATCTGTCGTAGTACTTGTCCATGCTTTCCTGTGACAGAAGACCTTTATCAACCATCTCCTGTGCGGTGCGGTTGATCTCCTGTTTCACCTGAACGGCAGCTGCGCGGATCTTCTCGTCCGCAATCATGCTCGGGTTAGCATCTCGCGTCGTCAGGTAATTATAGACCTGAGTCTGGACCTCCGGCGTACCGTTCGAGATCGTGTTGGAAAGATCGCGGGCGCGCTGCGTAGACATCCCGATCTTGCCGAACAGCAGGTTTCGGAACTCCGACAGGATCGGGTAGCTGTCAATGGTGAAGCGGGGGTCGAAGAACTCGCGGACCTTGTTGGTTAGCTTCGTAAATCTCTCGGAGTTCAGGCGTGCGGTGTCAGCGCCCGGAAGCCTGTTCAGCGGGCCGTTGTTCCCATCAACTGTTTCTTCGTAAGCGACCATCCCCGCATCGGAGATACGGTCTGTCTTTTCCCTTTTAGAGACGACCCCATCAACTAACCCACGCGGAGTAACTGTCTTGGTCCCCCAAACATCGGACAAAAGCTTCTCAAAAGCTCCCGTGCTTGTCGGGATACCAAGAACTCTAGCCACCGTCTCATAGATCGTGCGAAGCTTGCCGAGGATTTCCTTTTGGAACTTCTCGAAAACATTCTTCGGGAGCCTGCCTTCAAGCTCCTTCGATAGCCATTGCGCGCCCTTCTCAGCCACCCACTCGGAGTAGCTCCTGTAGTACTTGGTGCTAAGACCCTCACGATAAATGTCCGTGGACCCAGCACCAACGTCGCGCTTTGTCCCAAGAAGCTTATTGAACTCTTGCTCCGTAAGACCAAAAGTCTTTAATAGCCTCTGCTTGAACGTGTCGAGATCGCTACGGTCAGACTGCTGCTCTAGGACATAGCGTATAAGACCAGCCCTCTGTGCCGCAGTTCCACTGCGTTCTTTTTTGAACTGCTCAAGAATTGCAATCTGCGTGTCACGAGGAGCGTTGTTGATCCAGAAATACTCAATCGGATGAGACATTTCGTGGAACACAGTGTGCAGTATTTTGGTCCGGTAGTCTCCACCAGCCTTGCCGAAGGTCATCTTCAGGTTTGAGGGGCTGACACGTATGACGACTCTTCTGCCTTCGCCGCCAGATACCCGTGCGTTTCCGTAACCAGTTATGCCCTCTAACCCAAAACTAATATCCGTCCCCGGATACAGGCGGTAAGCCGTTTCCAGAATAACCCCGTCAATGCCGGGGAGTTCTCTATCGAAGAACTCTTTCGCCCCGCCGAGATATGTAATCCTTGTGCTGTCCTTCACAGACTGCGGCACATCACCGACGATAACCGGCTTGTTCGAAGGTCCAAGGTCCGTGGGCTCCGGTGTGGGAAGCACGCCCACAGGAGCAGCCTTCGGCACAAACTTCTGCGCGTTCTTCTGTTCGAGCAGACGTGCGATTGCGTCCTTCTCGGTGTCACCAAGGTAGGAGTTTCCTGTCACACTCTTGTTAATGTCATGCCATCCCGGCAGACCCATCGTGCTTGCGCTATCCATGCGCTGAATATCGACAGCCGTGCCGTCAGAGAATGTGATGCGCGTGATCGTCCCCTCAACAGGTCCGAGGTTGATGCGCTTCCGGCTTGTGACAGTGATGGCGAGAGGCGCTGCCGCGGGCGTAACCACATTTGTGGTGACAGGTTCCACCGTGACAGGCGGAGATGCCGGGGTCGGGATCGGAGCTTGCGCCGGAGCCGGAGGTTGAAGGACCATGGTCCCCTGACCTTCGACCACGCCTTGTGCGCGCTTGATCGCCGCGTCGATCAGACTCATCGGCGTGATTTCGGGAAGGCCCAGACCGAGACCAAGACCTTCATCCGGAGGAGTGACCTTCAAAGCTTCACGTGCATAGAAGCCAAGACCGTCAGAGATCTTCGCCCGACCAAGCGCCCGCGCCCTCTCGCTGTAGAAGAGGCGCATGAACTTCTCTGTCATCGGCGGAATGGGATTAAAGGCATCCACTTGCGACAGATAGTTTTCGAGCGTCGTGCCGGTGTTACGCATCTGAGAGATGCGGTTGATGGCGTCGATGAGCGGGTCGGTTGAGAAACCGGGGTCGGTCCGACCATTCTCGATGGACAGACGCAGCTTCGCGAAGTTGACGAGGTTGTCGATCAGGGCGTTCGAGATCGACCGGATGTTGTCGTCGGTGGACTCCGCAATGCGCGCAATAGCCTGCGAGTCACCAAAAGCCTTTGCAAATACGGCGTTTCGGATGCGGCGCTCGCCGTCCGGGCTTAACTCACCCTTTGCATTAAGCATGGTGTTAAGCTCGTTCGCCGGGAGTTTCCGCAGAAAATCAACAACGAACCGTTGGGAGGTGTAGTCACGACCCTCTGGGATGCGGTCGAGCATCTCGACAGTGATCTTCTTGGCGTCCTCTTTCGCCAGTTCAGCCGCGCTCATCTGCATAACGTCGGGCGTGTTCGCAGCTCCGACGTACGCTTGCGTCTCCTCCGGCGTGAGGGGCGTCCCGCGACGTTGAATGAGAACGGGATTGCTCATGCCTGAAATGTCAAACCCAAGGCGGGTAAGTTCGGCCTTGTAGGCTTCCGCCAGAGCAGGCTGTGATTCGTAGATGCGACGCAGGGCCATGATGCGCCCGTTGCCGCTCTCAACATTCATGTTCTCATTGACGATGGGCGCACCACGCTTGGTGCTAAGGTCAAAGGTCAGAAGTTGGGGATCAAACTTCGAGATGATGTCGGCAATCTGAATATCCGATCCAGTCCTCGTTCTGTCACGCGGCTGCAATGCCGGGTCGTAACCCGGCACCTCGGAAGAGATGACAGACGAAAGCTCGACAATTAGCGGGGCCGTCTCGATCTCGGGGATGGACTGCACGCCCGTCTTCACAAACTTGAAGCGATGCTGCTCCGGCGTCCTCTGAAACGCCAGAGCAAGTGCACGGGAAGGTGTCGGAGCGGGAGCGGCTGCGGGCGCAGGGGGAGCCACCGCTGGCGCTGGGACAGGAGTAAGTGCCGCAGCAAGAGGCGAGACGGCGGGAGTGGGAGCCGGAGCAGGCGTCGGAGCAGCCGCCGGAGGAACAGCAAGAAGGGGAGCAGCAGCACGCGTACGGGCAGCACCGGCAGCCGGAAGCGCCGCAAAGGTCGGGATTGGAACGACCTCTGCACCCGGAGCCTGTCCGACTAAGTTTTTGATACGGTTGCGGACCTGATTGCCAAGGCGCGTAATGTCCGACTGATTGTAGCCGAGGCTCGTGAGCCACTTGCGGTAGTCAGCGTCTCGCGGAGACTTTGTTTGCTGCGCGGTTATGTACAACGCCTTGTCGATGTCGCTCGCAAATGACAGCGGAATACGACTGAAGCGGGGCTTCGCGCCAGCGAGATCCCTCGGAAGGGTCGGAAGCTGGAGAGCGGGCGGAGTGGTGACAGGCTCCAGCGGACGAATGGTCGGCTCAAGCCCGCCCGTGACAGATGTCGGGGCGAGCGTAGTGCCCAGCGTCCCCGGCACCGAGATCGGCGGAGGCGTCGGGATTTGAATGGTCGTTGGTCCGGGGGCCGGGAGCGTCGGCTGTTGGGCCAACTGCACGGAGCCTTGAAGCGTTGCGGGCACAGCGCCGCCCGTGACGCTCAGGACATTCTGAATAGACGCCGGAGTCTGAAGTGCCCCCGCCGCAGCCGCGGCGCCGGGAGGGGTTCCGGGAGGCGACGGGGGTGTCAGACCCGGAGTAGCAGGGGGAACTGCCGGAGCGGGGGATGGCTCCTCTCCGGGCCTGACGGGTGGAAGCACAGGGGGAAGCTCTCCGGGGCGACGGCCAAAGGCTCCGCGCGCTGCGCCGCCCGTGATGCCGCCAACCAACCCTTCCAGCGCCGCCTGACCGGCGACACCTTGGAAGGTAGGACGCTCAAACCCCTCGCGCTGAATAGCGAGGTTTTGTGCCAGCTGTTCTTGACCGCCTTGCAGAGCTTCGAGCGGAGCTTCTCCCGCCGCACCACGTACAAGTCGAGACGGGAGGTTTCTGCCGATCTCCTTTACTACGCCCTCGGCCACGGCCTTTCCTGCGGCCTGCCTAGCGACGTTTGTCAGGATACGGCTGGCTCCTGTCAAGGCGTCAGCAACACCAAGACCTGCACCAATAAGAATCTGGTCGATGTTCTTGCCATCGTACGACTGCGCTTCCTGCGCGATTTCGTCAGCGAGGCCGGGGGATACCCCCTTCTCCATCAAGACCTTCTTGGTCTCGTCATAGATGGCCCCCTTGATCGTGCCAGCACCCATCAAAACGCCGACTGCGGGCGCGCCAACCCTAAGAGCAAGACCACCGATAATAGTCGGGGCCATCGTGCCGAGACCCTGCGCGACAAGATCAATCGGGGCCACCTTCAGCGCGTTGACCGCTGCCACGACCTGATCGTAGACGCCCTTGTCTTTCGCATCGTCCATGATGCGAGCAATCTCGGCGGAATCTTTTTTGGACTGTGCGGAGAGAAGGCTCTCGATGTAGCCCTCAGCACCCTTCAGGTTTTCTGATACAGCAGAGCCCGCACCAAAGGCGTCAGCAATCATGCGAACGCCAGAGACTGCGCCCGCACCAATCTTTAGGGGGACGTCAGCAACCTGCCGGAGAACAGATTGCTGGGGCTCGGGCTTTTGCTTTTCGGCAAGGAAGGCCGGGTACGCTACATTTTTAGCGTATGACAGGATGGACTCCTGAGAAGCGCCCTCCGGTCCTTCAATCTGCAAGACCGTGCCATCAGGCGCTTGAACCTCGTAGACCGGCATCTGTCATATCCTTGATATTATCTTCTCTGGCCCAAGAACTTAAAGTCTGGGGACTCTTGTTCAACCGTCCGAGGTCTCCGTATCCCCAAGCTCTCGTACACACCATACATCTGTTCGAGCGCCGCTTCTCGCTGATTTTTAAGTCGAGCGATTTCCGACTTGATCGGAGCCTTCTGCTCCTCGGTAATGCCGGGAGTGAGGAGTTTGCCTTCCTCAGTCCCAATAAGCTGGCTGATCGAGGAGATCTCCTGACGGGCATTAGAGCTAACCGTCTGCAACAGCGTGCGCTGGCGCTCGGCAGCCGTCTGCTCACGACCGGCTCGACGTTCGGCAGCCGCCTCACGCATACGCTCTTGCGTAAGCTCGGTCTCAAGGATTTCCCTGCGAAGCGCGCGGTCTTCGGCACGAACATCCTTGTTAAGTTCAGCCAGCGTCTGAACGCCAGAGATGCCGCCCGCAGCGATGTTCGCAAGAGCATTTGAGCTGCGACCCGAGGCGGCGGCAAAGCCAGCCTGCATCAGCGCGAGAAGCTGGTTCTCCCGACGCTTCTCCTTATTGGCCTCGCGTTCAGCCTTTAGTTCCTCAAGACGAAGCGTGAGACGGTCCTTGACGGGCTCCCTTGCGCTTTCCGCAGTGGCTCTGGACGGGGCCGTCTCAGCCGGAGCGGCAGCAGCCGCGCCGCGATAGAGCCTTTGGTCCTCCTCAGCCTGACGGTACATCTCGCGTTCAGCGATCTGATCCGCCGCAGCCTGACGGGCAAGCCGCGCTCTTTCTTCCGCGGAATATCTAGGCGCAGGTGGCGCAGAAACATCCTGCATCTGGGGAGGCATAAAGCCTTCCATGCCCCCGGCGTACGGAGACTGAACCACGTCCACGTTCTCGCCACGCATACTACGGCCCGTATACGCCTGCTCACGGTCGATAGGCAGCGTTCGGTTCTCGCGGAAGACTTCCATCACTGGCTTGAAGCGCGGCTCGGGATTACGGGTCTGCGCCCGCAGCCGCTCAAGGGCGGACATCTCAGCCGCCTGCTCGCCCACGCGCTCTTCGTCAACGGCCTCGCCGCCCTCTTGGAAGTATTGCACTTCGCCGCCGCTGCGGAACCCCGGCGCAAACATCGTCTGGAGAGCCTTGGCGTTCTCCTCCGGAGAAGCAACCGTGGACGTGATGCCGGTGCCGACAGAGGACACAGGTCCACCGGCCTTGAACATCGCTCGACGCATGACAGGATCAGACGAGATCATGCCGCCGTTGGCTGCCGCGACGACTTCCTCTTGCGCCGCACCTGTTGATGCCGCCTGAGCCATTCCCGGATTACCAAAGAGACTGACAGACTTCCCGCTCGTCATTCCGGTCCCACCAAAAAGCCGATTGCCTCCGAAAAGGCTGACAGAAGACGGATCGTACTCATATCCCGTCAAACTAAGTGGGGCAAACGCCTTAATCCCAAGGCTAACCTTCGGTCGCTGTTTGAGATTGAGGTTAACGGTTGGAACGACTCTTCCATCCGCCGTTGTTCGCGTGCCAGCGACTATCGGGAAGTTGCCAAAGTCGTAGAGGTACTGACTCCTTTGACCAGCAACCGCTTGCTTATCTGCGACAATCTTCTGCTGTTCAATCTTCTTTTTTTCTTCTTCTGCTTTTTTGGTCGCGTTCATCAGAGCGGTGGGAAGACCGGCCCGCGTGACCTTGCCCGCGGCCAACTGACCCACCCAGTACTTCAGACCTTCCGGATCTGGGGCATATTTAAGAGTGTTTCGATAAGCCTCTTGAATGAAAGCCTCGTCGCTACCACCAAGCGCCTTCGCGTAATCGGTTGGATTAGCCAGCCAATACTTCAGACCCTCAACGTCTCCGGGGCGATAGACGGCTGTCTGATACGCGGCTTGGAGATCGCTGTACCTCTTCAAAAGGTCGGAAGGGAGAAAGCCAACATCCGTCGTCTTGCCCGCCGCAAGGTTTGCAATGTCGTACTTCAGACCTTCCGGGCTCTTAGAGAAGATCTCCGCGACTTGCTCCTTGGTGATGTTTCCCTTCTGGATCTGGTCCGCCCAATAGTCGAGGCCCGGAGCATCAAACTGACGGCCAAACTCGGACTGATACTGGCCTTCCAAGAAGGACCGAAGTTCGGGGGCCGTGGTTGGAGCAACCTGACCCGCCGTCGTGCCGCTGCCAAGACTGGCGATGCCGCCGTCCGCAGGGTTCATTTGATTGAACTCTCGGATTTTATCAAAAAGATTAGGGCCAGTTCCGGCGCTACTCGGCTCGACCGCTTGTCCAATAGCGGCTCCTTCAGCTGCCCTAGCAGCTGCTTGGTCAAAGGTGGTTCCTTCCGCCGTCCCGGAGAACAAGGAGCTGAGGTCGCCGGGACTGATCGCTCCGGACTCAAGAAGACCCGTCCAATAAGCCGCCCCCTCCGGATCGGAAGCCCGACCCGTCTCGTTGATATAAGCCTGTTCAACTATCGAGGCATAATCGTCAGCCATTGCCGGTGCCCTATTTCAGAAATTACGGCGACTTGCCGCCACCAAACAGATTGTACGCGCTCAGACCAGCGATGCCGAGACCCGCCGCCTGTGAGATAAGCGAAGGTGAGGGGGCCGTGGTCTGGCTGATCGTCTGCTGCGAAGACGGCGCACCCTTGTAGATGTCGCTGAGGAACGAGACACGTTGGAACGGCTCGTATTCCTGCTGGATTGCCGTCTGTCGCGCAGCGTCCAGAACAGACTGTTCGTAGCCGCGCGTCTTTTCGCCAAGATTATACAGGAACGATACGTCGCCCTGACCAAGACCCGACAGCTGCTGACCAAGGGCCGAGGTCTGTTGACCAAGGCCACCAATGCCCGCCGCACCCGCCTGCTGCAACTGACCGCCAGACACCGCCGCCTGACCAAGCGCAGTGCCAGCACCAAGCGCCGTTTGACCCGCCTGCTGAAGACGAGCCTGTTGGTTCTGGAAGGCGTTCATGGCCGCAGCCTGCGCCTGACTGTAGTTCGTAGAGTAGTCCTCGAAGATACGCTTCGACTGGATGTCCGCCAGATTACGCGCAAGCTCAGAAGACTCGACGCCGAAGCGGCTGCCGCCATACGAACCCGCTTTGACAGCGCGAGCGGCCTGCTGCGTACGGGCGATGTCAGCCTGACGCTGCATCTCCTTCAGAGCTTCCTGCGTCACCGCGCTCTGATAGGGGTTCATAAACTGGCTGACAGCAGTCGGATCGTAAGCCTGCGCGCCGCGAAGGGAGAGATCGGTAGCGACATTCGCGCCCTGACGAACAGCGCCAATCGCCTCTTGACCATACGAAGGAAGCGCACCGTAACCCGACGCTGCCGCCTGATACGCTTCTAGGGCCGCATCGAGGTATGGGCGATAGGAGCCGATGCCCTCCGCAGCAAGCTCACGTGCAGTAAGCTGCTCCGGCATGAGACCGGCAATCTCAATCGCAGGAAGATTGACGGGGATTTCGGCGCGCTGCTTCGCAAGATCCAAAAGACCGAGCTTATAGGCTTCGATCTCTGGGGCTTCGCGAACAATCTGTTCCTGTTGTGTTACCTCAGCCATGATTACGCCATCCGCTCGAACTTGTGCATAAGCTCGTACATCTTGCGAGCGCCCTTCATTCTGTCACCGCCGCCAGCGCCTCTGACAGCTTTCGCCGTGAAGACGAACTCGCCGTCGCTGAGACGCGCAGGAATGGAATCGCTGGTTTCGGTTCCCGGACCAGAGACCTTGCCGCCCTTGGCGGCAAGACCGCCGGTCGCCGCCGTGAATAGTCCCGCGCCCGTGGTGTAACGGGGGCGGAAGTTGGCGATGTCGAACACGTAGCGGCTCGGGTTCTGCTCCATGAGTTCCCGCGAGCCCGGACCACGAGCAAGCGGGGGAGGTGCTTTGTCCCCACCGCCAGCGCCTGCTAACAACGCACCCGCGCCGAGGCCGAGCGCGACAGCCGTCTTCGGATATTCCTTAATGAGATCCGTCGCCTTACCAGCAAGACTTCCAATGCCAAGCCCGGAACTGGCGGCTTTCGCGCCTTCTGCCGTGCGAGCAGCGGCGGAGCCAAACGAACCGCCCCCAAAAGCCTCACCGGCCATTGTGCCGTCGGCGGGGACGGGGATCGAGCTAGGTGGAACGGGAGGTGCCGCACCAGAAACAGAGCTAAACCCGAGCTTTTCTCCGATGCTCTCGAAGAAACCCGGACCAGCGGCGGTCGTTCCGCCAAACCCGCTGGGGAGCGCGCCAGTGACGCCCGCCATGAAACCTGTCCCAGATAGCGCGCCGCTAATGCCCGCGCCAATTCCGCCTGTCAGACCGCCAAGGAGAGCGGCCTTCAGGGCGTCACGCGGCTTTGCACCGCCGATCAGCGAGCCAACGCCAGCGCCAATCGCGCCCGATGCGATAGCGCCGAGGCCCGGAACAAGGAAGTTCAGGGCAATGGGGAGAATGATCGGAGCAGCCTTCTTGAAGAAGCTGCCAATCTTCGAGAAGATGCTCTTGTATTCAGGCAGACCCGTCTTCGGGTTGATCGTGCCCGCGCCGCCACGGCTCTTCAGAAGAGCGGCTTCCGCAGGTGTGATGTGAGCCAAAACGGTGTCGCCGTCACGGCCAGCCTTGCGGACCTTCTCCGCCGCCGCCTTCAGACTGACGATGCCGCCCTTCGCAAACCCGCGGGTCGTCTCCTGCTCCTTCTTCTTGACAAGGATGCCATCGACCAAGCTGGTCAGGAAAGAGAAGAACGCAGGCGAGTAAGCTTCCGGGAGAGAGCCCTGCTCGATCAGCCCACCGGCATACATCTTGGAAACGATCTCGCTGTAGCGCGCCCGGTTCTGGCGCAGATACACGAGAAAATACTTAAACGTGCGAAGCTCCTCAGTGGAGAACTCCATCAGATCGTCAGAGAGTTCCTGAAGCTGCGCCTTCTGGTCGTCGTCCAGACGGGTGTAAGCCTTACCAACTTCGGAAGAGAGACGAGGAAGATCTCCCTCAGAGAAAGGAGACGCACCCAAAGTCCGTTGAAAGTCCCGATCTTGGACGAGAGCATCGGCCTGCATTATCGTTCCCTATGAGGCGCGCATATAGCGACTAAGGTTTTGAGCAGGGCCAGAGCCTGATACTGGCGTCTGAAAACCTACCCGTTTACAGCCTTAAAGACAAGTCAGGTCGTAACTGTCACAGACCCGACAGACCCTGTGGCGGACAGACCGGCGACGTACGGGCTGTACAAAACAGAAACCCGCAGCGCCCCGTTCACCTCGAAGATCGTTCCCGGCTCAAGGCCGTAGTCGTTCGACTGCAAGTTCGTCAGGACAATGGTCGTCTGACGCCCCTCACCCGGAGCCCGGATGACCCGGACAAGCGCATCCAACGAACGAACCAGAGCCTCAAGATACTGCTGGTTGTATTGCGAAGGAGGGTTCGGAAAGGTCGGGAAGACCAGCCGGACATCCATCAGCGCCGCCCATCGACTTGCGTCTCAAGACGTGGCGACCCCAGACCCCAACGAGTCCCAACCCTGTTGCTCTCGACCCTGAGTATGACAGACCGCCCACGCAGCCGGACATCCAGCACCTGCGTGTATTGATCCACAGGGACCGTGGCCGTCCTGACAACAGACGAGTTAGAGCCGCTCTCGTAGTTCGAGCCGGGGTAGTTCTGTGTTTTCAACGTGAAGTTCACGGTTGGGCTGTTCGTGGCGTTATAGAAAGACACGTCCGGGATCACGCGGCGGACGAAGGAGAACTTATCCCCATCCCCGATCTCGACAGGCGCGCTTTCGATATAGGCGTTCAGCGGGGACGGAGGCACGGTGCTGCCGTCGTCAGTGCCCTTCTCGTGATAGTAGAGATAGCCGTCTGTCGCGGCCCCTGTCGGGTAGTTTCGCGTTCCGCGATCAATCCAGCCGGTACGAGCCAGAGATCCGTACGTCCAGACCCGCTCGACGTAATTGTACGTCACGTACAGATCGTTCTCGGAGGATGTGGCGGATGGATAGAACCACGTGACTTCGTTGAACTCGGAGTTAGACGCGGCGAACACCTTGTTCGCCTCGTCCTTGTTGAAGTCGTTGAACACGTAGTTCAACAGCGGGCAAACAAGCTCCTGCGTCTGACCGGAGTAGACGTAGAACGTGTTGATGCCCATCCAGAAGATCGTGTCATCAACAGAGACGGCGCTATTGTATCCGCAGATCGTCGTGCCTGCCGCCACCTGCTGAATACCAAACGTATCCGGCGGACCAATGAACTGCATCGAGTACGCAGCGACATCCGTGAACACGATGATTTCACGCTTAGTCTCGATAGCCTTAACGATGTGAGTTCCCGAACCAATACGAAGCTCGCCAGCCGTGTTGGTTGGAGCAGGCGTCCACGTGAACGGGTCTTCCTGCGAGGAGAACCGAATGGACAAAGGATCTTGGGCCGTGGACCCTCCGGAGTTCGCCCCGAACGCAATGACGTGCCTGTCACGATCCGAGACCAACACCTGACTGGCAATGGTCGGTGTTCCACTGTCCGTGGACAGGGACGAAAGAGCCACGCCGCGCTGGGCGCTGGTCAGTGGAACGATGTTCGCGGTCGAAGCATCCCAGTAATAGATGTCTCCGTCACGAATGTTGAAGATCAGGTCTTCGCCGTAGTTGTCCTGAGACCAGAGACGAAGTTGCTGAGTGACGTTAAGGGTAGTTCCAGACCCCCACGTGTCACGTCCCCAATAGCCTGCGCCCCAGCCGTTTCCTAAAACAGCGTTATCAAGACCGATGTTGATTTGATATGCTGCCGTGACTGATGCGCCGCCGTTCCCGGTATCAGAAGAGTTGGCGTTGACAGAAGCCGTAATCGTATAGGTGTTCGCGTCAACAACCGTGACAGAGTACTCTTTGTTGAGGATCGTCGCAGTAATGTTTCCGCCGAGCGACACCGCACCGCTAAACGTCACATAGTCGCCTGTCACGCAGCCGTGCGCGGCATCGGTAACGGTGATCGTTGGAAAGCCGTTGGTCGCCGCAAACGGGTTGTTAAGAGTCGCGGTCGCGCGGATGGGCGTGATGTCGTAGTTATATCCGCCAAGCTCGACGTAGTATTTCAGGTTCGTGCCGAAGGCGAGATAGTTCGAGCCATCAAGCGCGACCCAGTTGAGCATGGATCGGCAGGTTCCAAGGAAGGAGTAGAGAGGAGCGTACTTCTCCCAACCGCCGATGGACTCCGGAAACCCCAAGCGGAAACGAACGAGGTTGCTGACGCGCCAGCCGCCCTCGTTCGTGTACCCGGTCACATCCCGGATGACACCGGGGCGGAACTGAAGTCTCTGGAGCGACATCCACCGTTCCTCATTGATCTTGTTTCTGGTCTTTCGACTTTAACTCACGATAGGCAAGCATAATTCGGAAGCACACCAGAATCAAACCGCCAAGGACGGTGAAGAACGACACCCACCCGGACAGGTGAACTACCCACCAAGGGAGCGTGATGGCTCCAGCGGCGATGGCTCCGTCCACAACTGTCCGCGTGTCGTTCATGTCACGGCACCTTATACGAAGTAGGCCACGAGGGCATTTCCCAAGTATCACTGGAAGTAGGGCGCGTGCACGTCGGCACCTCTTCCGCGATCCAGTATTTCATCGACCGCCAGCGTTCCGATGACTGTGACGACCGAGGCGGCATCAGCAACGTGCTTTACTGTGTCGTCTATGTGCGGCGTCATTGCGGTTGCCCTTTATCAGTCTGTTTCAACTTTACCAACACATTAGCAAGTTTTCTATCCCAGTCTTGCTGACTTACCTGATACCCAAACATCCAAAGAACCCTTGAGATCGGCCCAGATACAGGTGTGACATAATGCTTTACATTCGACGCTAGGTAGCAGTGAAGATCGCCTTCTCCTAGATCAACCTGCTTTCCGTCAACAAACAAGACACCGCCATCTGTCGGGCTTCTTGTCATTATGTTGCACCTCAAAACTTCTAAGCCGTTTTCCTCTTTTGGGTCTTTGTGTTCATACACATCGCCGCCGTGGAATGTGCAACTAACGACAACACCGTTTTTGCCGCCTCCAAGCACGCTCTTTTTCAGATCGTGCAGTGATAAAGCATCTGTTATCCTCTTATAAACATCACCTACGATTTCAGGATATTCAAAATTGTCTCCATAAAGCCTAGACGTATATCGTCCAGAATAATTAAACCTGCCTCGATCTATACCGGGGCCAAGCCACCCAAGTTTTACACCTTCGTCCACAAAGGTGTTTAATTCGCGCATATCATCAGTCGATAAGAAGTTTCTTATGATGAAAACCATCTATCGAACCTTCTTGATAATTATTTCAAAAACCTCTCCATTCTTTGAGGCTCCTATAAACTCATGCCCCATAGATTTGCAGAAACTCTTAAAATCCTCACATGCAAGAGGATCAGTTGCTAGAACCTTTATATGCTGACCAACGTCAAATGACCGCACAGCTTTGTGCGCGATCATTATCGGCTCTGGGCAGCAAAGCCCTATGCAGTCGATCTCCAGCATTATGAGAACAGCAGGCTATCTGCCTTCTTGAAGGCTTCCTCAGAACCGGCACCAAACGGAATTGCGTCTGGCGGAATGATGTCGCAGACATCATCGCCATCACGAAGTGCATGGATGCAGTAGCAAACAGTGTTGTCCTCCATTGCCACAAGCTCATGCACCTGCTCTTTGCGGATAAAAACGATATGGGGAGCAGAAAACACACTCTCCTTCCCATTCGTCGTTATCTTCACAGAACCCTTCGCGACGAGAGTTTGATGGTCAAACTTATGCGCGTGTCCCTGCTCTATGTCGCCAGCCTTGTGAAAGGTCATCTGGCGAACATAGACAGAGGAAACGCAACTAAGCAGGATTTCTGGCTTGTCCGTCATTGGGCACCAAGATCAGTCACAGGAATTGGCCCCGTCTCTGGAGCGGGGTCAGGAGGAGCAACGAAGCTGCCATCGGGCAGCTTAATCCAGCCGACCTCAACATTGTCAGGAATGACGGAAAACATCTGACACACTTCAGCGGTAAAGCACTCAGAGATGTCCACTCCACTTAGGGGAACAAAGACTTCACCAACCGTGTTTTCAAAGAGACGAGCGTACTTCATCTCACCACTCCACAATTACAAGACCAGCCGCGCCCATTGCAGCGTTAGTCGGTGTGACAGAAGAGCCACTTCCGCAGCCGCCGCCGGGGAACCCACCAGAGCCGGGGGCAGAGCCGGTACTCCCACCGCCCCCGCCGCCATTAATCCCTTTTTGAGGTCCAACACCAGCAGTAACCATTCCTGCGCCACCGCCGCCAACACCAATAAGGTCAAGACTTCCTGTTAGGTTGCCGGACTCCGGTAATACACAATAAGCGGTATTTGGTTGCACTCCTCCCCTTGCAAAAAAACTAGAACCGCCAGACGAGTTTGGAGCCGCAGCACCATACTGTCCGCCGCCGCCGCTGGCCTTGTTCGTTGCACGGTTCGAAGTGCCAGAGCCAGATACGCTGCCGTCCCCACCGTCTCCGAAAAGGTTAGCAACTCCGCCGCCGCCGGCACCAGCTATTGTGTTATCCGAGTTTGTTGCGCCTCCGGTATAATTCACATCTCCGCTAGAACCCGCCCCACCAGTAGAACTAGAAGATGATGCAGAGCCGCCTGTAGCAGAAACGTGAGCGCCAAAGCTGCAAGTCCCACCAGCGGCGCCATTTGTCGATACTATTGCAGGAACAGTGACTGTGACCGTTCCACCGGGCGTCAACCCGGTTACTACTTTCATAGCAAAACCACCGCCTGCCCCAGCTCTAGTTGCGGCAGGATTTTTACCAGCGCCTGCTAAATAATAATAATTAGCCCCGCCACCCCACACACGAACGCGAACAGCCGTCACGCCAGTCGGAATAGTCCACGTTGTCGTGGAGTAGAAAAACTGCACATTCCCGCGCCCGAATGGCTTAGTGATTGGACCGGAAGGGCTTACTTTGCTGCTCTGAAGAACATTGCGCCCCATTTTAGTTACTCCTCAAAGCCATAAACGTTGACGCTGGCATCAGCAGTGCTGGCGTATACAACAACCAGTTTTCCGGCTGAAGCGACAATACCAGTGCGCTCAATCGCTGAGTTCGGATCAATCGGAACATCGTACTCAATGTACTCTGAGTTTGCTGGTGTGCTGGAAGCGCAAACAGCAATCCTGACGAGCATACCCGTCACATAACTTCTGTTGCAGATGTTCACGTTGAACGTCGCCGTCTTTCCAGACGGAACCGTGTAGACCGTAGTGTTTGTGACTGCGCTAGGCGCAGATTGTCCAAGAGTTCCTGACGCCATTTTCTAGCTCCTATCCGCCGAAGCCGGAGAAAAAGTACGCTTTCGCGGTTGTTACGCCGCCTGCCGGTGCAGAGCTTACCCAAGTCGTTCCGTCGCTGGTCAACACATTTCCAAGAGTACCGGAAGCGGTAAGCCCGGTGCCACCGTTTGCTGCGGCAAGCGACCCGCTAAACGTATTGGTTGAGAAACCAATGGTCTTATTCGTTACTGTTGCTGTACCAGTCGCCGTGAGCACATTAGTCGGGGTGATGAGTCCAGAAAGCGTTGACATTGGTTACTCCGGCTTTGGGTATGCAGCCTTGACGGACTGAACCTGCACGAGCATTTCGGCAGCAGCATCGCCGCCCTTCCATAAGGCATCGAGCTGGTCGCCAATGGGCGGGTAGGCTGCGGCGCGTTGAACTTGGTATGCGATCTTGGCAAGCGCGGCCTGTTTCTCGGCATGAGCAGCCTGCTCCGCTGCCCACAAGGCTTCTTCCTCTGCGGTAAATGGGACGTTGCCTTCTGATGTTGCGTGATAGTTTGGCATGGTGCGTCCTTATGAATTGGCGATGCCGTAGAGGCGGAAGGAGCCCGCAACAAGATTGCCCGAAGAGGCAAAGAAACGAAGACCAGTCAGCGCGGTTACTGCCGCAGAACAGTTTCCTGCGCCACTAAATGAAGTCATGTTTACACCTTCCTGACAGATCCCCTGCCAAATCACATGCTTGTTAAAGGCCGTGCTTGCAGGATTAAACGTATAAAGTACAAAATCAAGACTGTTTGCCGAGCCCGTGCCAAAGGAAGTTGCGTTCCCAACAAGGATAGAAGTGGCTGATTCAGTTGAACTGGCTGAATACGTAGCCGTATTACTTGGCAGCCTACTAGACCGATAGCTGTATGGACCAGCAGTGTTATAAGCGCCGCCCAGCTTCATTCGCAGCTGCAAGGTGCTATTCGCGGTTTGAATCGTAATCCCACTACCTACTATTAAATACGCATCGTAAGTGCTGCTAAACGTCGTTTCAACATCAACCGTTGCCGAATTGGAGGCGGTGACGGTGGAAAGCAGCGTAAGAGCGCCAGTGCTTGGAGTTGCCCAACTAGGGGCCGAAGCACCGTTACTTTGCAGAACCTGACCGGAAGTGCCCGCAGTTGTGATCGCCTGCACAGTACCCGTACCATAAACAACCCCACCAGCAGTAGGAGTTGCCGTGCTTCCTGTGCCGCCGTTAGCAATAGGAAGCGTACCTGTCACACCCGTCGTCAGCGGAAGGCCTGTCACGTTGGTCAGCACGCCGGAAGCAGGCGTTCCAAGCGCGGGGGTGGTTAGTACCGGGCTAGTTAGCGTCTTATTTGTAAGGGTTTGGACGCCATCTAATGTAACGGCTGTACCACCATTCCCGCCGACCTGAGCATAGATCTCCCAAGTCGTGCCGTCATAGACGAACTGCACGCTCGCGCCGGAGATGTCGCACACCAAGTTTTCTGCGAGCCCGCTGATGGTGGAGCCGTTGCGCGCGACGGTAAGGTTGTTCGTGCCCCAAGCACCTCCAGCGTCAGCCACTACTACCTGAGCGCCGGTAGTAGGTGTAGAGGGCAAAGTTACTGTGAAAGCCCCCGCCGAGGTGTCAGCCAGCACGCCTTGGTTATTTGTAGCCGTCACCGGAGTAGTGGTGAAAATGTAAGATAGACCGCCCGCAGTCGGGGCGGAAGAGGTCCAAGTTGTGCCATCAGAAGACAACACATTACCAGAAGTGCCGGGGGCCACAAACAATGGTGCGCTGGTGCCGTTCCCCAGAACCACGTTGTTCGCCGTCAGCGTTGTTGCGCCAGTGCCGCCATTAGCGACCGGCAGCGTTCCCGTCACACCCGTGGTCAGAGGCAAGCCCGTGACATTGGTCAGCACACCGGAAGCAGGGGTTCCAAGTGCAGGAGTAACCAGAACCGGACTGGTAAGCGTCTTGTTTGTCAGGGTCTGCGTTCCCGCCTCCGTGACAGGAGCGTTGGCGACCTCGATGACATCCGTGCTGTTGGCATAGACGATGGCCTTCTTGCCGTTGGCAATCGCCACGCCCGTCTGACCAGAGACTTTAACCGTGACGGCGAAACCGCCAGTCGTGTTGTTAAAGAAGATGTAGGGCTTATCAACCGCAGGAACCTCCACGGTGCGGGCTGCTGTCAGAGCTCCGGTGAGCTCGATGACGTAGTTGCGGCCATTAGAGGAGGCTCCGTTTGGAATCGTCAGAACGGTTGGCGACCCGTCCGTCACGGCCTGCGTCACGTAGCCAGCGATAGCTTCTTCGATAAGGGAGCCGAGGTTCGTGTTGGTCGTCGCGCCCCACGTGCCGGACTGCTCACCCGTGCCGATCAGTTCAATCTTGAGGTTTGTCGAGTACGTGGACATTCAAGTCTCCTAAGCGGCAATCTCGGTCCAGTTTGGCGACTGGGCGGGCGATATTCCGTTCCAACTCGGGTTCTGGTTGGGGATAATCTGTCCCCAGACAAGGACCTGTCCAACATAACCTGTTGCAGAAACGCCTGCAACAAAGACGTTCGTTGTTGTAAAGACAGTGACCGACCCAACAGACGCCGTTGCGGAGACGCCAGTCACCGGGACGTAGATCACAAAGTATGTCGTGGCGGTGCCCACCCCGCCAGTACCGGCGACACCTGTCACACCCACGACCGCAGTGCCCGTCGCGTCCGCCGTGCCGACCTCACCCGTACCAGCAACGCCGCTGACAGCTGCTGTCACGCTGACAATGGCCGAAACGGTTCCGACCTCGCCAGTACCAGCGACACCCTGAACCGAAACGTCTCCGCCGATGTCTACATTGACGCTTCCAACAGCGCCTGTGCCCTCAACTCCCGTAACCGAGACGTTTGCAAAAAGAACGACGGCGACCGTACCGACAGCCGCCGTCGCCTCGACACCCGTAACTGAAGCCGAAGCCCCTCCCGCTACGGTGACACTTCCGATCTCGCCCGTCGCAAGCCCGATGACGACCGCGCCCTCACCGAACGGGAGTTCACCCCATCCGGCAGAACGCGACCATCCTTCAAAGGCTACGACAGCATCGGTCACGGCTCATCACGCAATGCGAATGATTGCGTTGCTCGCGTCCGCCGTTGGGAACACGACGGTGAAATCGCCAGCCGAAGCCGTCTTATCCGAGCCGAAGTCAAGGATAACGACCGAGGGGTTCGTGTAGGTGTGAGCCGGGGTGCTGTTGTAGATCATCGCCCCGCGCGCCGTGAAAGAGGCGCTGGACCACGTTTCGTCAGCGAAGTCCGT